GTCAGGAATCTCTCCCGGGACGCGGTTAGTCCCGGGACAGCCGACAACAGCCATCAGCAAACATGCACGTCATTCCAGCAAACTTTGGAGGCCCGATGCGGCGTGAATGCGCGGTATGCGGGCAGCCGTTCGAGGCGCAACGCCCGCAGGCGAAATACTGCGGCGAGACGTGCCGCAAGCGTGCGCAGCGCGGCGGCATCGCGAAGCAGAAACAGCAGCAGACAGCACCGGCGCCGGCTGCGTCGGCCGCGCCGAGCGGCGGCGGGCTGATCGAAACGGTGCAGGCCGCCCTCGAACAGGCCGACCGGTTGAACACCATCGCCGGACAGCACGCGCTCGAGCTCGCGCGCCGGATCGTCTACGCGCCCGGGATGAACACCGGCGTCGCGGCGCTGTCCAAGCAGCTGCAGGCCGTGCTCGCCGAGGCACTCGCCGGCACCGCGCCGGTCGCCGCCGACCCGGTCGACGAACTCAAGGCCCGCCGCGACGCGAAACGGCGTAGGGGCGCGTGATGACTGCGCCCGCGATGGTCAAACCGGCCTACGCGAATTTCCCGGCGTGGACCGAGACGCTCGGCCCCGAGGTGGCCGATCTGTGCGAGATGGCCGGGTATGTGCCCGATCCCGAGCAGCGGCTCGCCCTCGACGCGCTGTTCGCCCTCGGCCCCGATGGTTTCCACCCGGCGATGTTCGAGTTCTGCGCCATCTGCGCTCGCCAGAACTTGAAGACGGGCGCGCTCAAGATGGCCGCGCTCGGTTGGATCTACGTCGTTGAGGTCGAGACGATCACGTGGTCGGCGCACGAGATGGACACCACGCGCGAGGCGTTCCGCGACCTGGTCAACCTGATCGAGAACTGCCCGCCGCTCGCGGCGCGGCTCGCGGATGGCCCGACGAACGGCATCCACCGCGGCAACGGCAACGAGATGATCGAGTTCGCGCCGTCCCAGGCGTGCCCGAACGGGCAGCGCATCAAGTTCAAGGCGCGCACCAGCAGCGGCGGCCGAGGATTGACCGGCGACAAGGTCATCCTCGATGAGGCGTTCGCGCTCAAGGACGACCACATCGGCTCGCTCATGCCGACGCTGTCGACCAGGCCCGAGGCGCAGATCGTCTACGGGTCGTCGGCGTGCCGGCCCGAGTCGGACGTGTTGCGCCGCATCGTGGCCCGTGGCCGCTCGACCGATCCGGCGCAGCGCAAGCGTCTCGGCTACCTAGAGTTCTGCGCGCCCGAGGGCGCGTGCGAGGACGACGATTGCCCGCACTACGTCGGCTATCCCGGGTGCGCGATGGACAAGCGCGAGTACATCCAGATGGCGAACCCGGCCGCCGGTCGCCGCATCACGTGGCAGTACCTCGAAGATGAGCGCGCCTCGATGTCGCCGGCCGAGTTCGGCCGCGAACGCCTCGGCTGGCACGACCAACCGGCCGTCGAGGACGGGCCGCTCATCACGCGCGATATGTGGGACGCCCTCGCCGACGCCGAGTCGGCGCCCACCGACCCGGTCGCGTTCGGTGTGTACGTCAACAAGATGCAGACCGCGGCGGCCATCGGTGTCGCCGGGTATCGCGAGGACGGGCTGATTCACGTTGGCATCGTCCCCGCGGTGCGCGACCGGCCCGAGTTGCACACGCTGCCCGGTACCGGGTGGATTCCCGAGCGCACCAAGGAACTCGCAGAGGCGTGGAAACCGTGCGCCACGGTCATCGACGGGTACTCGTCGGCGGCGTCGCAGCAGACCGCCATCGAAGAAAAAGGTGTCGAGGTCGTGACCACATCGGCGTCGGACATGGCAAAGGCGTGCAACAACTTCTATGCGTTCGTGCGCGACGGCAAGTTGCGCCACCAGGGCGGCCAACTGCTCGCAACCTCGGTGACCGCGGGCAAGCCGCGCGACCTCGCCGACTCGTGGGCGTGGGATCGCCGCGACAAAAACAGCGACATCACGCAGTTGGTGGCCGTGACCCTCGCGCTGCACGGCCTGCTCGAGCACGGTCGGCCGGCGCGATCCAAGTACGAGGATTCGGAGCTGTTCTTTGTTTAGACGACGCAACCCCGCGTTGAACCGGCAGGTTCTCGTGTCGCTGTTCTCGGGCAACGCGATCTCGGGCGTTCTGGTCGCCGATGTCGGCGGCCGACTCATCTTGAAAGGCTGCACCGTTCACGAACCGAGCGTCGAACCGGCAACCGCGGACGGCGAAATCGTGATCGACAAAGCAAATGTGGACTACATGCAGATTCCCTGAGAGGCGGTGTCGGTAAGTGGCTTTTGTCGCCTCGTCGGGAACCGTTCGCGGGTTGTCGCGCCCCAACATTCCAGCGCCGCAACGCATCGCGCTGTCGCCGTGGGTGTCGATGGAGTATTACGAGATTTGGCGCCGTCAGCCCGCGGTGCGGCGCGCGGTGTCGTTCCTGGCGCGCAACATCGCGCAACTCGGTCTGCACCTGTTCGAGCGCAAGGACGATGCCGACCGCAAGCGGTTGACCGACCACCCGCTCGCGCTGCTGCTGCAGCAGCCGAATCCGTGGACGACGCGGTATCGGTTCCTGAACACGTTGGTTCACGATTTCGCGATCTACGACGTCGCCTACTGGTGGAAGATCCGCACACCCGGCGGTGGCCGGCAGTTGGTCCACTTGCCGGTGCCGATGGTGACGCCGAAAGGCGACAACTGGCTCACGCCAGACGAGTTCGAGTTCCGAGGCACCAAGGGCACCCGCCGGATTCCCGCGAATCAAGTGCTGTATCTGCGCGGCTACGGCGGCCAGAACGACGCCGGCGTCTCGCCGCTGGAATCGCTGCGCCAAACGCTGCGCGAAGAGTGGACCGCCGGCGAGATGCGTGAGCAGATTATGCGCAACGGCGCTCGCGTGTCGGGCTACCTCGAACGGCCGCTCGCGGCCCCCGCGTGGTCGAAACAGGCGCGTGAGCGGTTCCGCGAGGGATGGCGGGCGCAGTACACCGGCAACGGACCCGGCGCGGGTGGCACGCCGATCCTCGAGGATGGCATGACGTTCAAGGCGGCCGCGCAGACGGCTCGCGAGTTGCAGTACATCGAGGGCCGCAAGCTGACCGATGAAGAGGTCACGCGGTCGTACTTCATCCCGCCGACGATGATCGGGTTGCTCGACAAGGCAACGTTCTCCAACATCACCGAGCAGCACAAGATGCTGTATCAGGACTGCCTCGGGCCGTGGCTGTCGATGATTCAAGACGAGATCAATCTGCAACTCGTGCCCGAGTTCGAGCCGGTCAATCCGCATCGGTTCTACGCCGAGTTCAACCTGCGCGAGAAGCTGACCGGTTCGTTCGAGGAACGCGCCGGGTCGATGCAAACCGCGATTGGCGGGCCGTGGATGACGGTCAACGAGGGCCGCGCACTGGACAATCGGCCGCCCATCGAGGGCGGCGACGAGCTGATTCGGCCGTTGAACGTCACGCAGAACGGCGACCAGAACCCGATCCCGGCCGAGCGTGGGCCGGCGACCATCGGCGGCCAGGACGACGATCCCGACGAGCCAGCCGACGACGACGGCGAGCAGGAGGATTGAAAGTGCTCACGAAGAACGCCATAACCAAGCTCAAGGTCGGCCCTGACGACGGCCTGGCTGAGGGGCAGTTCACCGCGTACGCAAGCGTGTTCGGCAACATCGACAGCTACGGCGATGTCGTGGTCAAGGGTGCGTTCGCCGACGACCTCGCCCGGTGGGAGAAGTCCGGCGATCCGATCCCGGTGCTGTTCGGGCACAACATGGCCGACCCCGACTACAACATCGGCCACGTCGTCGACGCCAAAGAGGATGACCACGGCCTGCTGGTCACGGTGCAGTTGGATCTCGAAAACCCCAAGGCCAAGCAGGTTTACCGGCTGCTCAAGGGTCGGCGCATCAATCAGATGTCGTTCGCCTACGACGTGATCGAGGGCGGCCCCGCGAGCCGCCCCAAGGCCGACAGCGACGCCGAACAGCCCGAGGCCGAGTATTTCTACGAGCTGCGCCAGCTCAAGATCTACGAGGTTTCCGTCGTCACGATTGGCGCGAATCAGGAAACCGAAATCCTCGCTGTCAAGCAGGTTCCGGCGCTCGCCGAGCGGCTGATCGCCGACGCAAAAGCCGGCCGCGTGCTGTCGGCCAAAAACGAGAGTGAGCTACGCGACGCGCACGAGGCAATCGGACGCGTTCTCGCCACCCTCGACAGCACGGATTCCGACGAGGTGAAGGCCAGCGATGACGGCCCGTCTCGCCAAGCGCCGCCGGGAGATTCGGCGGGACAGCCTCGCGAGGCCGGCCGTAAGTCGTCCGTCGACCCCTCGGCGCTGCTCAACGCGATCGAGGCGCAGCTAAGCGTCGAGTTCGCCTAAACCCCTCACACTCTAGGAGATTCACACATGAGCGCACGTTTGGCTGCCCTCAAGGAACGGGCAGACGCAACCTCGAAGAAGGCCCGCGACGCCGCGCAGGCCGCCCTCGACAACGGTCGTGAGATGACCGACGACGAAAAGGCGATCTACGACGCCGCGATGAAAGAACTCGCCGAGATCCTCGAGTCGGTCAAGGCCGTCAAGGCCGACGAGGCCGTGCTCGCCCAGGCCAAGGCGTTCTCCGACGAGGTCGGCGTGGCCGAGGACGGCGGCGACCTCAAGGCGCGGGTGAAGAGCCTCGGCCTGACCGTGGTCGAGTCGCCCGAGTTCAAGGCGATGCTCAAGCCGTTCAGCGGCGGGCAGATCCCGTCGAAGGCGCGCATTCAGTCCGACCCGATCAAGGTCAAGTCGCTGTTCACCGGCGCCAGCTCGACGAGCGCCGGCGCGTTCGTGGTCAACGACCGCACCGACATCGTGGAGATGCTCGGCCGCAAGCCGCTGACCATCCGCAACCTGGTGGCGAACCGCCGCACCACCTCGGACGCGGTCGAGTTCGTGCGCGAGACCTCGCACACCAACAACGCCGCGCCCGTGGCCGAGGCCACCTCGGCGGCTGCGCCGACCGCCCCGGCCGGTGAGGATGGCGGCGAGCTGGTGCTCGCCACCGGTGGCGGCTACAAGCCCGAAGGTGCTTGGGCGTTCGAGGTCGTGACGACCAACGTCAAGACCATCGCCGAGTGGGTGCCGGTCACCCGGCGCGCGCTGGCCGACGTCGCCCAGCTCGAGGGACTCATCAACGATGAGTTGAGCAAGGACGTCGCCGAGGCCGAGGAAAACCAGATCCTCAACGGCAACGGTTCGGGCGAGAACTTCACCGGCATCAACAACACCTCGGGCGTGCAGACGCAGTCCTGGTCTACGGATTTCTTCACCACGACCCGCAAGGCCATCACCAAGGCCCGCACTGTGGGCCGGGTGAATCCGACTGCGTGGGTGCTCAACCCCGAGGACGCGGAGGCCCTCGACCTGCTCAAGGACGGCGAGAACCGCTACTACTACGGCGGGCCGCAGTTCATCGGGCAGCGCACCTTGTGGGGCGTGCCGGTGGTGGAGTCCGAGTCGCAGGCGAAGGGCACCGGCCTGCTCGGCGATTTCGGCAAGGCCGTGATCTGGGACCGCGAGGACACCACGGTGACGATGACCGACAGTCACGCGGATTTCTTCGTCCGCAACCTGATCGCCATCCTCGCCGAGGAACGCCTCGCGTTCGGCGTCACCCGGCCGACCGCGTTCGTCAAGGTCACGCTGTCCTCGGGCAGCTAGTCCGCGCTCGCGGCGGTGGCCTCGGTGCCCTCGGTGCCGGGGCCACCACCGCCGGTGGATTAACTCTCATGGCCATCAACGGATTTCACACACCAGACGGCGAACAACTGCCGCCAACATCGCTCGAAGGGGGCGCAGTGAAGCTCTATAACGTGGTTATCAACGGCGTCGAGACGACGCTGCAGCTCACCGACAAGGATGCTGCTGCGCGTGGTCTGCTCGCCGCCGAGGCGCCCGCCAAGGCGCCCACAGCGGCCACCAAGGCCAAGACGCCGGCCAACAAGGCCAAGGCCGCTCCGGCCAACAAGGCGAATGGCTGACCAGACCGACATCGACGCGGCCCGCGCAGCCGTGCGCGTGTGGTGCGGATGGCACGTCACGCCCGTCAACACCGACGAGGTGCTGACGCTCGACGGCCCCGGCGGGCCGGTGCTGTTCATCCCGACCCTGGCGCTGCTCGACCTCGCCGAGGTCGACGAGGACGGCGTCGCGGTCGACGTGTCCACCCTGCGCACGACCGCCGATGGCCGGGTGCGGAAACGCGACGGCAGTTGGTGGACCGACGCATACGGTTCGATCACGGTCAAGGTGACGCACGGGTTCGACTCGGTGCCGAATTTCGACCGGGCCGTGCAGGCGCTCGCCGGATCGTTCGCCGGCACCCGCCGCAATGACCCGACCCTGGTCGAAAAGCAGGTCGACGACGTGCGTTACCGGTGGGACGTGTCGAGCGGTGTCGTGGCGGCGATCTGCGCCAGCTACGGCCTCGACGCCTACCGGTTGGAGCGGCAGCCGTGAGCGAGTTCGGCGGGCAGACGGTCACGTTCGTGGCCTACTCGAACACCGGCACCCGCAGGCCGCTCGGCGGCTACGAGCAGGACGAGACCCTCACCGAGGTGGCCGGGTGTCGACATCGGCCGCTGTCGGCGCGCGAAACCGCCGAGTACGACGTGAACGTCGCAACCGTGGTGTGGAAGACGACCGCGCCACCCGAGGCCGTGGTGCTCGCGGCCAAGCAGAACGGCGAGATCCGTGTCGACGGCGTCGCCTACAAGATCATCGCTGGCCCGCAGCATCACGTCGACATGGACGGACAGCCGTTCAAAGTGACCATCCTGTCGCAACGACAGACGAGCTAGGAGCCTTCAATCATGGCCCAGTACAAGGTTGTTTCGCCGTGCGCGTACACCGTCGACGGCAAGGGCGTCCACCACAAGGTGGCCGGCGCGACCGTCGACCTGGCCGACGACGTCGCCAAGCGGTTGGGTGACGCGGTCGAACGCATCGGTGGCCCTGCGCCGCGCGGACGCAAGCCGCAGGCCGCCGCCAGCGCCGATGACGACGAGTAGCCGCGACATCTTTGCCGAGATCGAGCAGAAGATCCGGCGCGATGCCGAGGTGAAACTCAAGACGAAAGAGGCCGCCGAGCAGATCCGCGACGAGGTGCGCGCCGAGACCCCGGTGCGCACGGGTAGAGCTGCGGCCTCGGTGCATGTCGAGAAACGCAAGCCGCGCAACGGGTTGCCGCACTGGTGGGTCGGTTCCCGGCTCTGGTACTTCCATTTCATCGAGGACGGCACCGGGCCGGACGCACCCGGGTCCAACGCGCCGTTCGGGCCGAACACGCCCACACCGGAGTTCGCGCCGTTCGGCAAGGTGGCGCACCGGCACGGTGGCACGGTCGACGGCGTGGAGGTGGATGGATGACGGCGCACACCGAGACACCCGACGACGTCGAAGAGGCACTCGTCGCCTACCTCGGCGACCTGCGCGACACCGCGATCACGCGGCGCCCCGGCGACCCGCTGCCGTTCACCCTGGTTCGCCACATCGGCGGCGACGAGAATCCCGACCTCGGGTTCGCCGACCCGCTCGTGTCGATCCGCACCCTATGCGACAAGTCGGCCGGCGAAGAGGCCGCCCGCGACGCAGCCGACGAAACCCACTCGTGGATGCTGCATCTCGCGCACCACCAGGACGACATCGTTATCAGCGGCAGCCGGATCGTGAATTTCGACTACGTGACCGTGGTCGAGTCGCCGCGCTGGTCGAAGTTCGACGACGACCAGGTGCTCTGCAAGATCGCCCGATACGGAATCGGGCTGTCCTACACCCGCAAATAGTCAGCCGAACATTTCCCCGTCGCGGTCGCCGAGGGCCGCGGCGCGCGGCCGCGTGCGCCGCATTCCCGCCGGAATCCTTTCCGGCAGTCCAGTATCCGCGAAAGGAACAACACTCATGGCACAACCGAACACCGGTGTCAGCTTCAAGGCGTCCGGCCTCGGGATCTTTGACACCCTGCGGATTCGCCGCGGCGGCAAGTGGAATCTGCTTGTCCGCGACTACAAGGGATCGGCCACCAACATCAGCCCGAGCGGCGATTTCGGTGCGCCGATGGCCCTCGACGGCAACTGGCGCGACGACCTGCTCGCCGTCAAGAAGAACGCCAGGGGTCAGTGGGTTTACAACAACCAACCAAACCTCGGGTTCCACCTGCTCGGCGCCGCGAACCCCGACGGGTTCGCCCAGGAACACGACATCAACGTCGATGAGCTGGAGATCCTGCAGTCCATCGACCCGGCGCGCGTGGACCTCACGAGCCGCGCGAAGCGCATCGTGTTCACCGGGTACGAGAACAAGCCGCTGCTGCATCGGCTCATCAACGACCTGCCGCTCGACAACATCCTCGACCTCGGTTCGGGCACCTATTTCTCGGGTGAGTCGGCCGAGATCGACTTCGTCGAACGGCAGATGATCCTGATTCACGAGGACAAGGCCGGCGGCAAGCCCGAGCGCGTCGCGTTCCCGGTGCCTCGCTGCGTGCGTACCGGCATCGGCAACCTGACCGGCACCAAGACCGACCCGCTGTCGGCGCAGCTCACGTTCGCTCGGATTCTCGACCCGTGGTTCGTCGACGGCGACGGCGCACCGCTGATCGGTGGTGTGTGGGTGTCCGGTGAGGGTTGGGACGAAAGCGTTGTGCCCGGGCTGACGTTCGTGCCGCCCGCACCGGTGGCGACGCCGACCGGCGCGACCGCGGCCACGATCACGTTCGCCGAGGTGCTCGGCGGTGTGTCGCCGTACACCTACACCGTCGAGAAGTCGGCCAACGCGGACATGTCCTCGTCGTCTGCGGCGACGGTCGGCAGCACCGACGTCACCGATGGCGTCGTGACGCTGACGCTGTCCGGCCTGACCGCGTCGAGCACGTCGTACTTCCGGGTCAAGGTGACCGACGCGGACGGCGACGTCGCGCTGTCGATGGTGACCAACGCGGCCACGCAGCCGGCGTCCTAACAAGTCTCCCCGGCGGGCGTTTTCGGCTGGCGCCCGCCGGGGCCACCACCTTACAGCCGAGCCAGCCGAAACCCCAACAGCCGAAAGGACAGTCGAACCATGACCGATACCGACAAGGCCACCGCCGAGGCCCAGGAACAGGCCGACACCTACGACAGCTTCGCCCGCTCGGGCGAGATCACGGCGCTCAACGGCGACGTGTTCACGGTGCGAAACCCGCTGTTCTTCAACGTCGATCAGCTCACCGCGTACAACCGGCTGCACCACCGGATGAACCAGTGCGACCGGTGGCCTGACGTCGAGAAGCCCGAGCAGCGGATGAAAAGCCGCCAGCCGGACGGCACCGAGGTCGAGACGTTCGTCGGTGCTCACACCGTGCGCGGCGACTACATCGAGCCGTACCAGGAGAACGGCGTTCTGGTCGAACCGCCCTACGAGGTGCAGGTGTGCCAGATCGTGATGGGCGACGAGGAATACGAGAAGTTCGCCGCGGCCGGTGGCAGCCCGCGCGAGGTCGTCGAACTCGTCAAGGGACTGCGTAGCGGCGTGGTGAAGCGGGCCGATGCCGACTCGAAAAGTGATGCAGGCGTTCGCGTTCTGGAGGATGGCACCGCGGCAGATCGCGAGTGATCTGCGCCGGTTCTTCCCGGGTTGCCATATTCGGGACTGGCACCAAGGCCGCATGAGCAGCTACGAACTGCTCGAACTGTTCGGCGTCACCGTCGCCGAGGACGAGGAATCCGAAACGCGCACCATCGTGGTCGAGTGGCCGCCCGAGTTCGGCGCGGTGGCCGCGGTGGTGCGCGACGGCGACCGGCCCGAGTGGCAGAAGATGCTCGCCCAGGTCGCGAACATCTCGGCGCTATTCCGTTCCGCGCATCTGCCCAAGGCCGACACCGAGGCTTACGGCGAACAGTTGTTCTTCCCGATCAGCAAGACGCGCGAGTTCATCGAGACACAGCAGGCCGTCGCCGATGGCGAGCTGTTCTCGTTCGTCTCCGACTAGGAGGTGTTGAGCCATCGCTATCCATCTGGACATCTATACCCGACTGCGCGACAACGATATTCGGCGTGACGCCGACCGGCTGCATCGCGAGTACGACCGCGCAGGGCGCTCGGCGGGTGCGGCGTTCGGTGACCAATTCGCGGCGGGTGCTCGGCGCTCGACGCCGGCGGTCACCCGCGCGATGTCGCAGGTGGAGCGCGCGACCGACAAGGTGGCGGCTGCGCTCGGCCGGGTGAACGTCGAGCAGGCCAAGTACGACGACCTGGTGCGGTCGGGTTCGGCGAGCCGAACGCAACTCATCACGCAGTACGAGCGGCTCACGACGGCGCAGCGTCGCCACCACTCGACGATTCGGGATGCTGTTCGCGCGCACCGTGATTTGTCGGCGGCGACCGCGGCGGCTGCCTCGCCGATTGGCCGGATGCTCGGCGCTGTTGGGCAACTCGGCGGTACGGCGGCTGGCAGTGCGGCGAGTGTCGCCCGTCTCGGCGGCGCTATCGGTGGCCTCGCGACCGCTGCCTCGGTCACGGTCGTAGTCGCCGCGGCGGCCGAGATGCTGTTCGATGTGGGCCGCGCTGCGGTCACCGCGACGCAATCGCTGTGGCTGTTGCCCTCGGCGCTCGCCGCCGCCGGTACCGGGTTCGCCGCGCTCAAGATCGGGTTCCTCGGGTTCGCCGACGCCGTCAAAGAGGTTCGCGACCCCGAGAAGTTCGCCGAGGCACTGCAATCGCTGTCGCCGAACGCGCAGCAGGCGGCGCTGTCGATCCGCGAGTTGATGCCCGCGTTCGACGGATTGAAGAACAGCGTGCAGGACTCGCTGTTCGCCGGTGTGGCGCCGCAGATCGAGGCGCTCACGCAGCAGTACCTACCGACGCTCGAGGCGATGCTGTCCAGCGTCGCCGGGGCGTTCAACACGATGTTCAGCGACGCGGTCGGCGTGCTGCAGGCGAATCCCGATCTCATCGGGAACATCTCGACCAACGTTCAGGCCGCGTTCCGTAACCTCGCGCAGGCCGCCGGCCCGCTCACCGAGGCCCTAACCCGGTTGGTGAGCGTCGGGTCGGATTTCCTGCCAGGGTTGGCCGACGCCGCGGCGAACGCGGCCACCGAGTTCGCGAACTTCGTGGCCCAGGCCGCCGCGACCGGCGATCTGCAGCGGTGGATTCAGGACGGCATCACCGCAGCAAAGGAACTCGGCGGCGCGATCTGGGATATCGGCAAGATCATCTACGACACGTTCGGGTCGGCCAAACCTGAAGAGTTCCGGCAATCACTGAACAGCATCGTCAACGCGATTGATTTCATCGGCGATGCCATCACCGGGCTGCAAACGGTGTGGAACGGGTTCGCCACGGCCGCCGAGTGGGCGATCAACCGCGTCATCGACGCCGCCAACACGTTGTTGACCCCGCTGCGGGCTGCTGCGGGCATTCTCAGCATGTTGCCGGGTGTCGAGATGCCTACGGCGATCCCGTATGTCAACGCGCCGGTGGCGGGCACCCCGGTTCCTGCGGCGGGTGCCGCGGGCGGCATCGGCGGCGCGGCTGCCCTCGGCGGCCGCGCGGGCACCGGCGGGCTGGCCGGGTTGGCCGGCCCGACCGGGTGGTCCCCGCGCCCGGTGCCCGCGCCGCCGCCGGACAGCAGCCGTGGCAGCGGGCCGCGGTTGCCCGATGCGCCGGTGGTGCCGTACGACTCGACGCTGCCACCCGGGTTCGAGGGCATGGCGCAAAACGCGGCCGGTTTCTCGGCGCTGTCGAGCTACTTGGACGCCCGCCACGACCTGGCCGAAAAACAGGCCCGGTTGGAGCAACTCGAACGCGACAACAACGCCACGGCCGATGACCGGTTGAAGGCCCGCAACGACGTCATCGAGGCCGAGCAAGATCTGCAGGCCGCCGAGTTGCGGCTGTACGAGGCCCGCGACAACGCCTACGAGCAGATGGTGAAGTCGGGCAACCGCTACGCCGCGCAGCTCGGCGACATCGGCGCGCAACTCGACCAGGATTTCGGGATCAGCAAGGGACTGGCCGGGATCGCCGAGAACATCACCAAGTTCGTTGCGAACCTCGCCGCCGCGCCGCTGCTCGGCCAACTCGGCGCGATCAGCCAGGCGTCGCCGTCGCAGGGCGGCCACGGCCTCATGGGAATCCTCGGCGCGCAGGGCGCGTTCGGCCCGCAGTTCACCGGCCTCGCCCAACAGCAAGGCTACGGTTACGCCGCGTCGGCCCTCGGGCCATCGGCGCTGCGGCCCGGTGCCGGGTACCTCGGTGACGCGGCGCTGCTGGCGAACGTGCCCGCAGGCACCTACTCGCAGACCGGCATCGCTGACCTGACCCGCGGCATCGGTGACTGCTCAAGCGCGGTCGAGGATCTCGTCAACCTGCTCGACGGGCGGCCGACCGGCGGCCGGTCGATGTCGACCGGGAACGCCGCCGAGTGGCTGACCTCGCGCGGGTTCCTGCCCGGCACGGGTGGCCCCGGCGATTTCCGCGTCGCGTTCAACAGCAGCCACATGCAGGCCACGCTGCCCGGTGGCACCCCGTTCAACTGGGGCAGCCAGGCCGCGGCGGCCCGCCGAGGGATCGGCGGCACCGGCGCAGACGACCCGGCGCTGACGCAGCACTACTACCGGCCCGTCGTCTCGCCCGGTGCGGCGGGTGTCATGCCGGACAGCCTGCTCTACTCGCCGGCCAACACGAACCCCGCGCTGACGAACCCCGCCGCGTCGATGGCGGGTGTGTCGGCCGCGCCGTTCACGCCCGGGCAGTACGGCGGCGTGGCCCCGACATCGGGGCCGGGTGGCGGTGGCATCGGCCTCACCGGCGGCGGCGCAATCGGCCTCGCGATGGAGGCCGGCGGCGCTGCGCTCAACGGCCTGGCGCCCGGTGCGGGCCAGGCCGCGCAGACCGGCATCAAAGAGATCAGCCGATTGATCGAGTTCGGTTCTCAGGCAGTCGGTATCGGCGTCAACGGCGCCATCGAGACGCTGGTGCCGTTCGGCGGGTCGGAGATGGCCGCGAACAACTGGATCACCCGCATCGCGGGCGCGTTCGCCGGCGCCGCACCGGCATTGCCGAACCTCGCCGGCGATCAGGCAGGCCCGAGCGCCGAGCAGGTCGCCGGTGCCGACCCGAACGCCACACAGCACGGCCAGGCCGCGGCGCAGCCACCCGGCCCGGTGAACATCACGGTCAACAACCAGCGCGCCACCGAGGACGGCACGGGCCGCGACATCGCGTGGCACATGCAGCAGGCCAACATGACGCCAGGGAGGGGATGAGATGGCGACCAAGCGTTACCCGGCCGGACAGATCACCCCTCACGGCTGGTATCACGTCACGAAGGGCACCCGCCCGATGATGTGGCTCGAATCGTGGGACAAGACAGCACGATTCGACCTGCTCGGTGGTTTGGCCGCGCCGTTCCACGACCCGACCGAACCGGAGTGCGTGGAGCTTGTGAGCCTCAAGGGTCTGATCGCGCCGTGGAAGCACATTCAGCAGAAGGGCGCGACGCAGGACGGCATCACACATGTCGATGCGCTGCTCGATCCCAACGAAATCGAGATGGTCGTCAACTGTGTTGGGCGCACGCCGAATCACGCCGTCGAGGTGGCCCGCGATCTCATCGCGTCCATTGATGCCATCAACACCGCCACGGTCAATTTCCTGACGCCCGACCTCGGGCATTGGTGGTCGGATATTCGGTGGCTCAACGGCGCACCAACCGATCCGGTCAACATCGTGTCGCAGGGCAAACCGTTGTCGCTGCGGCTGCAAGGCGATGCCGGCTTGTGGCGGTCGTACGACCACGTGTCAACGTTCACGTTCTCGTACGAGGACATGACCGACACATTCACCGCGGATAACCGATCCACCCAGGATCTCGGTGACATTCCGCAGTATTACACCGGCAGCGGCGGCGGCTACTGCACGTCGAACGGCGACCGCATGATCTGGGTCGACGACCCCGACGACCCGTTCGGCACGCACTCACGGCGCGTCATCAACGGCCCGTGGCCGGATTTCGAGACCGCCACCGACAACCAGGTCATCTCGCAGGTTCACGGCACCGTTCAAGAGTGGTCGACGCCGAAAACGTCGTGCAACATTCTCGGCGGCCGGATGGGGCGCGACGAAGACGGCGCGTGGGATGGGTCCGGTGTGTTCGTCGAGTACGGCATCGGCTATATCCGGCTGTTCTACACAGTGGATTTCGAGGAAACCACCCTGCGCACCGAGCATCTGCCGATACTCATCGCCCCGGCCCCGGGCGAAAAGTTCACCCTGGTATGCGGATACGACGGCGACCCGCGCATGTTCAAGGTGCTACGCAACGGCAACGTGATCCTGTCGCACAAAGAAACGGGCACCGGGTCGCCGCTCGGCCCAAACAACCGCGGCGTCGGTAACGGAATGTTCGCCGCCGCAGCTCTGCTCACGCAGGCCACCCCGGCGGCCATCCGCAAGATCTCGGCCGGCGACAACGCCTCGGTGACGCAGTCGGGATGGCTCGACATGGTCAACATCGGCGACCAGAAGATGTACTACGACTACACCGTGTTCGGGCCGGGAACGTTCCGGCTCTACGACGGCCCCGGCAGTAACGAGTACGTCGAGTTTGGGCCGATCCTGCGGAACCAGATCGTGTTTCTGCGCACCGATCCACGCGTGAACACCACCCTCGTGCAGGATCTCACGGTCACGCCGCCCTCGCCGCAGGACTTGAACATCTTCCAAGAGGCTGTTGCGAAGCTGCTCAAGGCAACCGGTGTGAACGGCACCGCGATGGAAAACCAGATCAAGTCGCTGTTCGGTATCCGCACCGCGCAGGGCAATCTCTACAAGTACCTCAAGGGCCGGTTCTCCGAGCGGGCCGCGATCCCGCCGAAACCCGCCGGCCAGCCGGCACCGACATATCACGTCAAGGTCGAGATCGTCGGCGGCGACGCTGATTCCAAGATCATCGCCGCTGGCACACCACTGCGGAGGTATCCGCTCTGATGGTCGTCGAGCAATCCGACCTCGATGTGTGGCGTGCCGCGGTCCAGTCCGGCAACCCGTACCGCATGGCGACGACCGCGCGGTGGCTGACCGAGAAGAAATCGAAGGTCGACACCGAGTTTCGGTTCACGGTGTGCGACAAGATGTGGCAGCCCATCGGCTACGTCGGCAACGACCTGATGGAAGGCTCGGGCGCGAGTCCGGTGAACGACACCCCGACCGGGCGCCTGGTGCTCAAGGGCAACAGCCCGTTGATCCCGATGTTCATGGACTGCCGCAACACCCTTGTCGGTGTCATCGTGGAAACCGCGGGTATCCGTGAGGCGTTCTACACCAAGGTTCACCGCTACCGGTACGAGAACAGCGAGTGGACGGGCACCGTTGAACTACGCGGCATTTGGGACATCCTGAACTACTACGTCATCTGGCCGTCGTGGTGGTTACCGATTCAGGCGCAGCCGATCTCACACGCGGTGTTCATGTGGGCGTTGCAGACCGTGCTCGAGAACATGGTCGCCGAGTGCGCGATCCGATTGCAGTCGGGCTGGCTCGAGTTCATCAACAACGGCCTGTCGTTGAACCCGCAACTCAAGGCGTGGCTCGGCACCGTGCTGCAGGCACTCAAACGTGACGGCCTGAGTATCGACACGTTCACGCGCATGTTGCGCACCCCGATGTACGTCAAGCGGACGAACCCGTTCCTCGACACCAGTCCGATGGCCGCCGAAACGGTGCGCATGGAAACCGTTGGGCAAGTCATCAAGAGGATCACTCGGCCGTACGGTGTGACCGGCAGCGTCGACCTATTCCTGCCTGGTGATCCGCAGCCCGACCAGTGGGTGACCCTCGACCAACCGACCTACGTGTTCTCCACGCGCGACGGGTCGCAGATCGAGGGTCCGACGAAAACTGTTGCCGATTCGGTCATCCGACAAGTGGTCGACCTCGGCGGCGCGCTCGGCAGCATCTTCAAACCGGTCATCAAGCAGGTGCCCGGCATGGAGGGCGTGTTCTACGCGCCGAAGCTCGGCGTGGATTTCGAGCAGCCGTACGCCTACGTGGTGGCACCCGAACCGGGTGAGGACTCGTCGATCATCTCGTGCGAGATCGCCGACCACACGCCCGAGGGCTGGCAGCACATCATCGGCGGGCGCAGCCCAAAGTGGTTGAACGACTTGCTCAATGCGACGTTCGCATGGGCCATCGACAGCCTGATGATCGCGGTCGGATTCACCGGCATTCCGAGCGATCTGCTGTCGGGTTTCCTCAACAATGCGTTCCTGGCGTTCCAGCTCGTGCAGCACTACGAGCGACGCGACGAGGTCGGCCCCTACCACCCGGCCATCGAGCGTATGCACCCGACCGCGTCGGCGCCGTACAACGTCGAGACGATGTTCGCGTTCATCAACGCGCTGTTCGACTCGCAGGGCCACACCACCGCGCAAGTCACATTCCGTAACGGCGACCAATACGCGCTCGGCCGCGACATTTTCAAGGGCAGCCTCATGAGCCTGGTCTATCTCGCCAGGACTCGGATGGTGACCGACTACGTCACCAACTACATGTGGCGCATCACGCCCGACGAGCGCACGGTCACCGTGCAAATCGGCGACGGCCGCCGGCACGAACCACCGCTCGCCAAGATCCAACGGTTCATCACCGAGGCGTTCGAGGCGATCAACGCACTCACACTGGCCCCACAATCCTGATGGGAGACAACACTTATGGCATGGCCCATCGTTGACTACAACGGCGCCCCGCACTACCACGGGCAGGGCGATTTCTTCATCCCAGTCGACCCGTCCACCGGAATGGCGGTCATCATGCTGCGCCAGGACGGCGGCATCGCCTCGGGCATCGTCGGCGTCGAGAAAGGCGACCCCGGTGTGCCGCCGAATTTCGACCCCGACATTCCGGTCACCGAGCTGGCGCACGACGACCCGACCCCAGCGTCGGGCACGTGGACGCAGATTTCGCCGCCGAGCGGTGACGACCCCGGCGTATGGCAGATGAGTCTCTCGCTGCACGGCCCCGCGCCGGCCGAGGCCGGCGGCGGCAGCATTCCGACGCCGGCCGATTTCGGCGGTGGCACCGCGGGCCAGGTGCTCGCGGTCAACAGCGACGCAGACGAGTTCGAGATCGTCGACCAGAAGATTCCCGAGGTGTTCTACCCGGGCGAGATCGACAATGTCGGGTCGGGCAACGTGAACGCGACGCTGTGCCCGATCTCGATTCCTGCTCGGCCGTGGGCGCGGCGCGTGCGGGCACAGGGCTACACCGTGGTGACCGGTGAGGCCGCCGATGTGCGCGTCGACCTTGTGGCGCGGCTCAAGAACGAATCGGGCGGCAACATTGTTGGTCACTGCATCGGCATTGCCGCCACCGAGCGGCTGATGTTCGCACCCGGCAAGCCGATCAACCCGGGCACCGTGTCGGACTCTTACGACATCCTCGCTGCGGGCGAGAGCGCCACTCTGTACGTGCGGCTCGAACGTAAGGCCGGTTCCTCGACCTACACCGCGTCGGCGTCGGCGTCGATGTTCTCCGCTGAGGTGTGGCCGCTCTGATGTCCATCGAGATGCCTGATTGGGCGTCGAACATTCCCTCGGCGCCCATCCACCAGACGCGGCCAGGTTCGGAGATCACGCGCCCGTTCACCGCGCAGCAGCTGCACGAACTCGGCGGGCAGTTGGTCGAGCAGTTCCTCAAGCAGGTGGTGCTCGCGTTGGCCGGCATATTCGTTCCCGGCAAGCTCGGTGCGGCGTTCGATCAGCTCAAGGACTGGGCCGACGACCTCGGCGACCGCATCATCAGCGACATCAACGACAACGCCGGTATCGACCTCGCCTCGTGGGATGCGTTCATCGCGTCGCTCGACGACGGCAAGGGCATCGACCTGCCGTTCATCACCTCGTTTATCGCTGGGGCGCAGGAGTTCTTCGGCAGCATCGACTTCACGGCGCCCGACTTCGACCCCGAGGACGCGGCGCGCGAGTTCGTGCGCACGATCGTGCAGCCGTTCCTCAACATTGTGTCTCGGATCCTGCCGGGGCTGTTGGGGCCGCTGCCGATTGGGCTGCTGACCGACGAGAAGCTCACGCTGCTCCTCGAGGGCGGGTTCGACGACCCGGTGACCATCGTCGAGGGCTCGGGCTGGACTCACGACGCGACCGACGGCGCCACAACGCCCCTCGGCTGCGCCGTGGTCGAGTGCGACGGGCAGTGGCACATCATGAGCACCGAGCCGCAGCCGGTCTCGCCCGGTTGGGTGCTCAAGGCGGGCGCGCAGGTCAAATACGAGAACGTCGAGGCCGAGTCCGAGTCGAACGCCGTGCGCATCGAGCTCGTGCCCTACAACGGCGACACACCCGGCGTGGCGGTGTTGCTGGCAAGCGACGAGTCACCGTCGGGCTCGCACGACTGGGACGAGCTCAACGCCTGGGGCAGCTACACCGTGCCCGCCTCGGGCGTCACTCACGTGTCGGTGCAGACGGTCGTCTCCGACGAAGCCACCGCTGGCCGAGTCAAGGCTGACAATGTGTATTTGCAAGCGACGCAGAAGATTCCGCAGGCGTTCACCAAGGATCTGCCCGAGGATCTTTCGAGCCTGTTCAACTGGCTCGGAACGCTGATCGACTCGGCGCTCGACGCGCTCGGCATCACCCCGGTAGGCGATCTGCTCGACCGTATTTTCGACCTGTCCGACGAGCTCGAATGGATCCAGCAGAAGGCGCACGACGGCGCGCAGGACGCGCTGACCGCCCTCGGCAACCTGTCGACGCTGGCGACCAACCTGCTGACGAACCCGGCTGCTGTGATCGGCACGATCCCGCAGTCGCTCGTCGGCGGGCTGGAGACGACGCTGAATCAGATCCGCGACGTGTTCAACGGTCTCGTCGTGACACCGGTCAACTCGGTGGTCTCGGCGATCAAAGATTGGTTTGACCAGTGGTTCGGCGGCGGCTCGACCAGCGCGATCCCGCTGTCGCAGAAGGGTGCCGCGAACGGTGTTGCGCCGCTGAACTCGTCTACCAAGATCGCGACGTCGTATCTGGAGACCGACGTAGCGAACGGTGTGCCAAAGCTCAACGGGTCGGGGAAGGTGCCGACGTCGTCGTTGGTGACGAACACTGCGGGCGGTGTCCCGATTCTCGATGGCAGTGGGAAGGTCGGCGGTGCACAGATGCCCGACTTGTCGAGCACGTACATGCCGCTCGGCTGGAAGGGTGCACCGGATGGTGTTGCACCGCTTAATTCGGAGGCGGTCGTACCTTTGGCCAACCTGCCTGCCGAGATCGGCGGGGAAGGCGGCACTGGTGCGGGCCGCCCCTACGTCATGCTTATTTTGCAGAACAACGTCACCATCCCAAATTCGGGCATCACGCCGCTGTCTGGGTGGGTGCAAACCGGAACGGCTTCTGTCACCTTCGAGGATGGCAGCAATACCCGCTGGCGGTTCTCGCTGAGAGGGTTGTGGCAGATCGAATTTTCGGTGAGCTGGGACGGCAACACCACTGGGGCACGCACAGTGGGATTGCGTCGTGAAGTGGTGATCGACTACCCGCCCCCAACGGGGACGCAACAAGGAATGCTGGAGATTATCAGCGAGTCCAGGGCGGCCAACTCCCTCTACGGCAGCAATGTTCAAGGCTTGGGCACGATGCACCGAGCGGGAACGGTGCGTGTATCCGACTGGGATTACGAGAACACCGTTGCGAACTACGTCGTTCATTTCACCGAGGATGACTGGTTCGACATCTGCGCATACCAGAACACCGGGTCGAATCGCGCAGTCGAAGGGTTTGGACGACCGTGGGCAGGTTGGGCGCAATCGATCGTTACCTGCACCTACCTCGGTGCGGCTTAGGGGCGCATCAATGCCCTGGTCACCGTCACCGACCGTCCCGCAGCGCGAGCACCGAACGGCGTGGTTCCCGACGCCGCAGACACCCGCGCCGGTCAATCACCGACCCGCGTGGTTCCCGTGGTATCGGTTCACCGCAACCGATTCCGGTGTCGGCGAAGACGGCGCGCTGATCGTGCCGCGCCTGCTCGCCGCCGACACCGGTATCGGTACTGATGTGGCATCGCTGCCGCGCGTCGGCACACTCGGCGTCGACACCGGTCTCGGCGCTGACTCGGCGCTGATCGTGCCCGAGCTGATCGGGCTCGACTCGGGCGTCGGCGTCGACGAGGCGGCGGGCATCGGGTTGCACGGCGTCGACTCGGGCGTCGGCGCCGACAGCGCGAGTTCGATGAAAGCCGGTATCGCAGTTGTTGACTCGGCGGTCGGCGCCGACATGCTCGCCGAGCTCAAACCGGGTTTCATCGGCACTGATTCGGGTCTGGGCGCCGACTCGGGCACGATCGTGTTCACGCCGACGGCGGCGGTCGAGACGAGCTACACCGCGCCTGGCACGTACACCTACAAGATCCCGGTGTGGTGCCGCTACATCGACATCGTGCTCTGCGGTGCGGGCGCTGGCGGTTCCGGCGGTGCTGGCGGGTTCGGTGCCGGCTCGGGCGGCAACGGCGGCGCATGGGCGTCCTGGACCATCGAGCGTGGTGTGCATATCCCCTGGACTGCAACGACGATCACCATCGTCGTCGGTGCTGGTGGAGGCGGCGGCTCGGGCGGTGTGCTCGGCTCCGATGGGTCGCCCGGCCAGCAGACGACAGCTTCTGTGACTGGCTGGAACCTGGCCGCGGCAGGCGGCACCACCGGAGGGTTCGGGTCTGGGCAGGGTGGCAAGTCACCCGGAAATCACAGCTTCAACGGCTCGACGTACATCGGTGGCACCGGCGACAGTACCCCGCCCGGGTCGGGCGGCCGCGGCGGTAACGGCGGCCTGTTCTCTGGGTCAAACGGTTCGACCGGCGCCCCCGGTGGTGCTTGGGCGCGCGCCTATCAGTAAGAGGAGAAATGGAAGTGGAGCTGTTCGTTCCCTGCCCATTGTGCGGATTTGATGTTGCGGTTCCGCTACTTAGCGAGGGCGACCATATGCGCGCCCCAGATCTGTTGCCCAACATGAACTCTCACGTCATCTCGGTTCACGAGATGGACGTGAGCGGGATGTAACGAAGAGAGGGTTTCAATGGCCACGTATGAAGCTGCCCACCGGCGCGCCTGCGCCGCGGCGATTTGCGCGCTCGGTAACCGAATCGGACTGTACGCAAACAGCACCCGTGTCGGCACCGTGTACGCAGACACCACCTGGGGATCCGCTACCGACATCACCGAGGGCGGCGTCGACAAAGCGCAGGTGACCGGATCGACCGTGACCATCACGATCCCAGGCGGCACCGTCTCGAACGGCACCGTCATCAACGGGTACGGAGTGTTCAACGGCTCGACGTTGCTACGCCGCGAAAGCCTACCCGCGAGCATCACCGTCAACGACGGGTCGCAGACGTTGAACGTCGACGTGACACCACGATTCAAGTATCGCGGCGAATGATGGACCGCTACACAGTGTTCGGTATCGAAAAACCGTTCCCCTGGGCAGGTCTCGGCATCGGCCTGCTCGGCGGCCTGGTGCTCACCGGTCTGCTCTCGTGGGCGTTCGCCACCGGCAGCGTGGCGCTCGTCGAAAAACTCATCGACGACCGGCCCGACTTCTGACCTCCTGATTCCATCGACCCCGCCACCACGAGGTGTGCGGGGTTTTTCTCTGCCCGAAAGGACAAGCCCGTGGCTGAAAAGCTGCTGCCGTACGACCGCAGCATCGTCCCGCAGGAAACCGGCTACTGGTGCGGCCCCGCGGCGACGCAGGTAGTGCTGAACTCGCGCGGCATCATCAAGGCCGAATCCGACCTCGCCCGCCAGATCGGCACCACCACCCGCGGCACCGACTACGTCGGCCTCATCGAGCGGGTACTCGATGCGATCGTGCCCGACGCTCGCTACACCTCGGTATACATCGAGAACGACCCGCCGACCTCGGCGCAGAAAGAAACCCTGTGGCGCAACCTCGTTGCGTCGATCAACGCCGGGTACGGCGTCGTCATGAACTGGGTTGCGCCGCCGAGCAACAAGCCGCGCGGCGTCAAAGGCAGTGTGTCGCCGTCCTACTCGGGCGGCACCACCTACCACTACGTGGCGGCGATGGGTTACGACGACAACCCGGCCGCCCGCGCGGTGTGGATCGCCGACAGCGGATTCCGGCCCTACGGCTATTGGGTGAGTTTCGACCAGTGCGCCACCCTGATCCCACCGAAAGGCTACTGCTACGCCGCCGCGCCGGCCGCCCCCGCGGCACCCTCGACGCCCGCGCCGGCCGTCGACGCGGTCACGCTGCTGGCGCAAGCGATGAGTCCAACCGAGGTGTCGCGCGAGACGTTGGCGCTTTATCTGCCGCACTTCGCCGAGGCGATGCGCGCTGCCGAGATCACCACGGTGCGCCGCGCCGCGGCCTGGTGCAGCCAGGTCGGCCACGAGAGTGCCGGGTTGCGCTACATGGCCGAGATTCAAACCGATGGCCCCGGGTGGACCGAGGACCGTAGACGGTACCGAGGCCGCGGCCCGATCCAGCTCACCTGGTCGTCGAACTACCGCGAGTTCGGGCAATGGTGCGCCGCACGCGGTTACGTCACCGACCCCGAACTGTTCGTCAAACTGCCCGAGCTTGTCGAGCAGCCGAGGTGGGGATTCCTCGCCGCGTCGTGGTACTGGCTGCACGGCGGCCCGAAACCCGGCCAGATCAACGCCTACGCCGACGCCGGCGACATCCTCGCGGTGTCCCGCTGCGTCAACGGGTGGATCGAGGGCACGAACCCCGTCGGATGGCCCGACCGGCAGGACCGCTGGAACCGCTGTCTCGCCTTGGGCGACCAACTGCTCACGCTCGCAACCACCACCCCAACAGATCCCCTCGAGGAGTTGCTCATGACCAACCTGCGAGTCCCATCAATGTCGATCTACGCCACCCCGGGCGAGCCGGACGTGCCGATCATCGACATGATCCGCGCGCTCGACGCGCACGGCGACCACGAAAGCTACGTCGAGCGCCAGGCGCTGCTTGGCGACACCGACGCAATCGCACGCATCGTGCGCACCGCCGCCGGCAAGGGCAAGTACGGCAACGCACCCGGCCCGGTCAACCAGGCCAAAGACGCGCTCAAGCAGATCGAGGCCGTCAACCCGGCGGCCCTCGAACAGTTCCTCGACAACCAGAAAGGCAGCATTGCATGAACTCGAAGATCGCGCAGACCATCTACGTCGCCGGCAGCGTCGTCACCGGCATCGTCGGCATTGCCCTGATCTGGGGCGGCATCGACGCCGGCACCGCCGACAGCATCAACCAGATCATCGGCGGCATAGGCGTTCTGGTCGGCGGCAGCGGCGCCTCGACCACCGCGGCGGTACGCATCACGAAGCAGGTCAAGGACGGCCTGTTCGATAAGGCTGCGCCCGCCGACGCCGCGATCACGGCCATCGAGCAGACGGTGCAGGCCGCTACCGACGCTAGCGCCGAGGTGGAGCGCGTCAAGCAGGTTGCATCCGATGCGCTCGGCGCAGTGGTCGACTCGGCGCAGTCCAACCTCGGCCCGCTGGCGCAGCAGGCCGTCGAGCGTGTGCGGCTGCTCGGATGATCGATGCGCTACGTGCGGCCGCCCAGGCGGCCGCCGAGGTCTACAACCCCGACGACACCATCGACCTGCTCGGCCTGTTCATCATCGGGCTGCCCGGGTCGCTGCCCGCGATCGCCGCGCTGTGGGTCACCGTTCGCGGGCAACGCAAGGGCCGCGAACGGGCGCGCCGGCTCGACGCCAAAACCGAAGAGATCCACGAGCACGTCGTGAACACACACGACACCAACATGCGCGAGGACCTCGACGAGCTGCGCGACCTGGTCGCGAACGGGTTCAAGCGGATCGAGCGCGATATCGGCGGCATCCGCGAGGAACTCCGCACCGAGCGCAAGGAACGCATCGCCGGGGACGAACGGAACTGCACCTGCTGCCGGTAACCTCGCCGGTGACTGGCAACTGACAAAGCCGCCCCCTAGCTGACTCACAGCTGGGGGGCGGCTTTTAACCTGTCGACGCCACTCTGATGGTGTGCTGGGTCACGGTTTGACTAAACGTGGCGAGGATCTCTTGCGCGTGGCAATACACTCACGCGCGGATACGTGAACCTGGCCAAGGCTAGATGGCCTATTCTCTGCGGCTACCGCAGAATGCGGAGCGGCACAGTGGGTCGGCCTGGTTGAGAGGCCAGTGGTGAGAGGGCGCAAAATTTCATGTCGGAGAAGCAGCGAGCCATCGTCGACTCTCTAACGCTTCGTTTCGTTGGCGAAGACAACAATGGTGTCGCGCTGCATGAACTGCGAGCCGCGCACGTCGCCGAGGTGCTGCAGGGCCTCGTCGGGTTAACCAGCGACTTCGACAAAGCAGGTGCTTTCCACGAAGAGGGACCGGCCGATTCCGAGGTCCTGGTGCGCCCCGCGAAACCGGGGTCCTTCCTCATCGAGGTCGTGCGAACTGTCGTCGAGAACATCGATACGGTGAGGTCCACGGCAACGGCAGCCGGGATTCCGTCGATCGGGGTGATACTCTGGTGGGCCACCCGGTCGCTGCGAGCAGACGTCAAGGACTTCGACTACCTCGCCAACGGCAACGTGAAGATCACCTGGCAGGACGACACAGCCCACGAGGTCTCCCCTGCGGTATGGCAAGAGCTGCAGAAGCGTACACGCCGCCGCAAAAAGCAGTTGCGCCAGATAATGGCCCCGCTGGCCGATCCTCGTGTCACTGAACTTGACGTGGCCGGCCCGCCGGACCAACCAGCAGAGCCGGCTGAACCTCCTCGAATGTTCGCCCTTAATCGCGCCGACTATGACGCGGCTAGGCCAGAAGACGAGGTCGAAGAGACCTCGCAGACATTTGAGGTCGAGGCACAGATGTCCGCCATCGATTTCGACGACCCCACCAGGTGGAGGGTGAAAACGACGAGCGGAACCCGTAATGTGACGGTCGAAGACGAAAAGTTCCTTGGCCGAGTGGCGCGAGGCTTGGCCATCCGTCAGCAAGACATCTTCTGGCTCGAGATCCGCGAAGACGCAATCGTTAAGAATGGCCGCACACGGACCAAGTGGGTTGTAACAAAGGTCGAAAATCATAGGAGGGTAGCCAGTGATCACGAATCACGAGAACGCGACCCGGCATCGCCTTGACCTTCCCAGCCTGATCCTGACATTGGTCGGCCTGGTCTTCGGTGCCATCTCCTACTGGCTGATCTCATCCGAGCACGTCAATGTGCTCGTCATCGTCCCCTCGGTTGTCGCTGTCGTGATCGGCGTGACTCATCTCGTGAAGCGAGAAGCACCTCGCGGCTGAGGCCGGTCGCGGCCGCGATCTGGTCAACCTCGGCTACATCGAGGACTTGGGCACCGCGGACTCGCTTCGAGAAAGCGCTCGGCGCCATGCCGACAGCCTTTGCTACGTCCTTGCTCTTGGCCCCAGTGGCACTGAGGCCGATGCGCAGTCGGCTCGCTACTTCCTGGTGGAAGTCAGCCCCGGAGGGGTTGAGTTCGATAACCGTAGTGCTCATGGGTGAATACGTTACCCGCTCACTGAATATGCGCAAGATATAGCGCTGAAATTTCCCTCACAGAAACACGCGGCGCTCAAGGTGCTTGACCAGATGCGCTCTGCGCCCTATGAATTTCTCTGTGAGAAATTTAATGCCGCAGAGAGAAGCGAGCGGCGACAGTGTCGCAACTGCCATCCGCATCGGCCTCGCCCGCACAAACAAGACCCAAACCGCACTCGCGCGCCACCTCAAACTCTCGCAGCCATCCATCCATCGCCGCATGGCCGGCAAGGTGCCGTGGCGCATCCACGAGCTGACCGCGGCGGCCGAGTTCCTCGGTATCACCGTTCCCGACCTGCTCAACGAAAAGGCGAGCGCGTGAACGGCAGCAACCTCGCCGGCGTCGAGATGATCGACCGCGACGCCGAGATCGTGGAGCACTCGAAGCGGCTCGGTGAGCGCACCGCAGCTCTGCTCGACCGTTACCTGCGCCGCGCCGACGACGCCGACCATCTCGCGCAGATCGAGAACCTCGCCGGACTGCTGCGCAGCGCGCTCGCCTACAACCTCGCACTCGCCACCGAGATCGCCCACTACTGCCGCGAGATGCGCCAGGCCCGCGCCGAGCGCGACGAACTGCTCGATGGCCTCGCCGAGGGCATCGCCGAGGCGTGCGGGGCCACGCTGTGACCGGCCTCGTCACGGCGCTGCTGCTGGTGCAAGTGCTAACGCTGCTCGTGCAGTTGAGCCATGCCGGGGCGACGCAGCGCGTTCTCTCTCTGCTGATCGCGGCATCGAGGCGAGTCCGATGATCGCCGAGGTTCTCCGCGGCGCCGCGGACATCCTCAATGCGGCCGCACGCGCATACGACGAGCAGCGCACCGGGTTCTCGGAACGCGAGGCCGGCGACTGGCTCGACGCTGCGGGCATCACCGACGCCGGACTGCCTGACGAGTTCATCGACCTTGACGAGCTCGACCTGCCGCGCTCCACCGAGCCGCAGTGTGGGCACCCGCCCGTGGCATGCGCCGCAGAGTGTCGGCGCGTGCACACCGCCGAGGGGGTGAGCGCCGATACCCCCGACACGGCGCCCTCCCCGGGGCACCCCGCCGACCTCTCGGACTCCGAGCTGCTGATCCGCGCCGCTATCGCCGTCGACCACGCCGCGAACGCCGCCACGACGGTCGTGTGGACCACCGAACTGCTGAACCTCGCGGACGAACTGCGGGACCGCGCCGCCCAGTTCGCGGCGATCGAAGCCACCGACACCCCATAAGTAAGCGGCCCCGCGCCGCTACCACGGCCGGGGCCTTCACCCACAAAAGGAAGAAGGTCCGTTGTGAGCTCCCCCGATCGTATCGCCGCCCACCACAAACAGTGGGACGCGCTACCCGAGTTCCCCGCATGGCCCTACGTCATGACCGACGACGACGTGCAGGCATGGGGCGACATCCTCTACATGCGCGCCCTGGTCGAGGCCATCGAAGCGCTCGTCACGCCCACCGCGGCGCACGACGTTCTCGCTGGGTTTGAGCGTGACGGCCGCGGTCTCGTCGACGCCGACGCCGACATCCACCTCGGCGATTGGCCGGCCGACCGCGCCGCCGAGCAGCTCGCCGCGTGGCGCACCGAAGCCGAGGCGGTGGCCGCGTGAGCGTCACCGTCCGCACTCGGGCCGAATTGGATCAGGCTCTCGCGGACCGAGCCGATGTGATCTACATCGAGTCCGATCCCGGCGTGTGGCTGCGTCTCGCCGATTCGGGCTCTGCACGCGTCGTGGCGTGGGGCTCTGCACACGTCGAGGCGCGGGGCTCTGCACACGTCGAGGCGCGGGGCTCTGCACACGTCGTGGCGGGCAAATATGTTGCGGTCCATCTGCATTCGCAACGTGTCACCCTGGATGCCAAGGGTGCGGTCATCGACATGACCGCCGTTGACCTCACCGACCCGGCCACATGGTGTGACTACCACGGTGTGCGGGTCTGCGACGGTATCGCCTACCTGTACAAAGCCGTCAATCAGCAGTGGACCACCGACCGCGGCGTGGACTACTCACCAGGCTCGACCCCCGAGGCCCCCGATTGGAACCCGGACTGGCGCGACTGCGGCAAAGGTCTGCACTTCTGCGCTCACCCCATGCGGTCTCTGACCTACCTCGGTCTGCCCGCTGACGAGGCCCGGTTCCTTCAGGTGGGGGTGCGGCTGGATGAGCTTGTGCCGCTGGACCACAAGGCCAAGGCGCGGCGCGTGGTGGTGCCGTGCATCGAGGTTGACCGGTACGGCGAAATCATCGACCAGGAAGTGAGCGCGTGATGAGGCATGCGACAGTGCACAAGCGCACGGCGCGCCGGATCGTGGCCGCCACGGCCGCGGTAGCGGTGCTCGCCGGTACCGGGGTCGGGTACGCGGCCCGCGCTGAGGCTGATCCGGTCACCGACACCGCCTATCTGATGACACTCGATGAGCGTGGGATCAGTTATCCGACTGATGATTACGCGATCCAGGCCGGGCACTACGTGTGCACGCTGCTGGATTCGGGTGCGCATTGGTCGCGGGTAGCGGCGTTGATCACCCGCGAATCGGGCCTGCCGATCGGTGATTCGGCGTACATCGTGGGCGCGGCGACCGCGGCCTATTGCCCATGGAACTCGGGATCGGCGGTGGCGGCGTGAACGACACCCGCGTGACGCGCGCGATCGCGCTGCTGCTGACCGGTGAACCGCGCCTGGTTGATGAGGCGTGCGACCTGATGGAGGAGTTGCGCGAGGAGTTGCCCGCGCCGCGGGTGCGCCCGGTGTGGTGCCCGCATGATTCCCGCCAGGCCGAGGCGGTGGTCGGATGATGCGCCGCTACAAGGGCCGCCACCGCGTCGCTGAGGGGCGGCCGAGCGTCTACGCGATCCGGTGGCGGTTGTTCCGCGAGGACTGGACCCGCGCGGCGGTGCCGAACGGTGGTGAGGCCCGGTGAGCACCCGCCAGGTCGACATGATACCCGAGGCGAACCTCGACCGCGTCGCGAACATCGCCCTCGGTATTGCCGAGAAGATCCGCGAGGACGACCCGCGGCGGCTGTACGCCGAGTTGGTCAACCTCGCGCAGTGGCACCCGGCGAAGGCCGCGCAGGTCACGATGGCGCTCGCCGCGTTCTTCAACCCCGACGAGGGCATCGACACGCTGCGCCGCCGCGTCGAGGCAATCACCGCGCCAAGGCATCTCGTGATGGGAATGGCGTCGTGAGCGCGTACGGCCTCGGCCTCGTCGAATCGTGGGAATCGTACGAGCCGGATGACTGGACCCTCGGCGCGGCCTGCACGCAGACCGACCCCGAGGTGTTCTATCCCGAGAAAGGCGAATCGGTTGAACCGGCGCGCACCATCTGCGCGCGGTGCGATGTGCGGGCCAAGTGCCTAGAGGTCGCGCTCGCCAACGATGAAGCGTTCGGCATCTGGGGCGGTTTGACCCCGAATCAACGCCTGGCATTGAAGCGTGGCAGGGCATTCCGCGCCTGCGGGTACTGCGGTGAGCAGTTCATGCCGGGGCGCCCCGAGCAGCGGTTCTGCTCGCGGCAATGCGTGGCGCTCGATCTCTCAGCGCGCCAGGCGGTGGCGTCGTGACCCGCGCGCTGCTTGTGGCCGCGTGGGTGTTCGGCGTCATCGCGTGGGCCGCGTTCGTGCTGCTGTGGCGCGAACTGTTCGTTGTGGCCGGGATCGCCTCGGCTGCAGCGACGTTGGCATGGGGATTCCGTCAGCAGCCCGACCCCGACGACTGGTCGACAGATGAATGGTGGATCGAAAGAGAGACAGACGTGGCTTACGAGTGGGAGACCGACGAGTGGCGCCGCGCCACGCACACCATGAGCGAAACCGAGCGTGCCGCCGCAGTTGGCGCGCACCGGCACGGCCTCGGTGTGATCGGTGACCGCGACGACGCGCGCGACGAGATCGGCGGTGCCCGATGAGCAGCGAACCGTTCTGGACCGCGCACGCCGAACTCGCTGGTGAGTACAACACGCGCGAGGAATGGCTCGAACTGCGTCGGCGCGGCATCGGCTCATCCGACTGCTCGGCCGTGCTCGGCATGGGCAAGTACGGGTCGCCGTTCTCGGTGTGGGCCGACAAGACCGGCCGGTCGCGCCCGGTCGATGAAACCGAGGCGATGATGTGGGGCACCCTGCTCGAGCCGGTCATCCGCGCCGAGCTTGCGCGTCGCCTCGGCGTCGAGATCGTGGAGTGCCCGACGCTGCGGTCGCTCGTGCGACCCTGGCAGCTCTACAACCCCGATGGTCTGATCCTGTCGCAGAACGCGGTCGTCGAGATCAAGAACGCCAGCGCGTGGCTCGCGCACGATTGGGACGACCAGGTGCCCGATCACGCCGAGTTGCAGGTACAGCACGGCATGGCGGTCACCGGCGCAGACGGCGCATACGTCGCCGGCCTCGTCGGTGGGAATCGCCTGCGGTGGGAGTACATTCCGCGCGACGACGAGCTGATCGACACCATCAACGAGGCCGAGCGGCATCTGTGGGAGACGTACATCGTTCCCGATGTCGCGCCGCCGATTGACGGGTCGGACGCGACCGCCGAGGCCATCGCCGCGCGGTGGCCGCGACGCCACGAGGCGGTTGACGTCGTCGACGGCGACCAGGTGGCCGAGGTCGAGGCCGCGGTCGCCGACTATCGGGCCGCGCTCGACGCCGAGAAAGCAGCCAAGGCCGACAAGGCGCGGGCGGTCAACGTGCTGACCGACATGCTGCGCGGTGCCGATGCGCTCGCCGATGCCGGTGGCCGAAAGCTCGTGGCGCTCAAGCGTGGACAGTTCCGCGAAAAGGCGTTCCGCGAAGAGCAGGACGACGGCCCGTGGCTGCACAAGGTCGAGGTGATCGACCGCAACCGGCTCAAGGCCGACGACCCCGACCTTTACCGCCAGTACCAATCCACTTCCATCTACATTCCGAAAGGCAAATAGCAGCAATGGCACGTGATTTGGCGCGTCGCGCCCGCCAGTCAGTCGAGCAGCAGCAGGCGAACAGCAACGACCTGCGCGCGAAGTTGGTGCGGATGGAATCGCAGTTCCAACGCGCAATGCCCAAGGGCGGCGAGGCCGTGCAGTTGATTCGCGACGTGATGACGTGCATGTCGCAGACACCGAAACTCGCGCAGTGCGAACCGCGGTCGGTGCTCGGCGCGGCGATGACCTGCGCGCAACTCGGCCTGCGGCCGGGTGTCGGCGCGCTCGGCCAGGCGTGGATTCTGCCGTTCTGGGATGCCAAGGCCGGTGCGAACAAGGCGCAACTCATCATCGGCTACAAGGGTTACGTCGAACTCGGTCACCGGTCGGATCGCATCGCGTCGCTGCACTCGCGCATCGTCTACAGCAACGATGTGTTCGACGTCGAATATGGCGCGGCCGAGGACAAGTGGATTCACAAGCCGTGCCTCGACGGGCCGCGCGGCGAGGCACGTTTGTTCTATGCCGTGGGCCGGTTGGCGAACGGCGGCTACTCGATCACCGACCCGATGACGGTTGCCGACATGCAGGCGCACCGCGACCGGTTCGCGATGGCCCGAAAGAACGGCAAGGTCGTTGGCCCGTGGGTTGACCATTTCGAGTCGATGGCGCAGAAAACGATGCTGCTGCGTCTCATGCAGCTGATGCCGAAGTCGACCGAGATTCAGCGCGCCTTGGACAACGACGGCAGCGTGCGGGTGGATCTCGACGCGGACGCCATCGACCACCCGACCCACATCGAGGGCGAGGTGATCGGCGACCCGGTCGATGAGGTCGCCGACGCGCCAGCCGAGCGTGAGCAGGTCGTGGTATCCGACGCCGCGGCGACCGACGCCACCGAGGTGCAGATGGCGAGCAAGGAACAGCTTGCGCGCCTGGCCGAGATCCAGAAGGCCGAGAAGTACAGCGACGACGATTGGTTCCGGTACCTCGCCGACGTGGCCGGCGTGCAGGCCACCCGGGCCGAGGACATCACGTTCGCCGAGGCGGCGCGCGTGATCGAGGTGTTCGACGGGCCGGCCGCATGACCCGCTCGCCGAGCTACCACTACGCCGCTGCCGACGCGCTGCTCGCCGAGCTGGCTGAGTCGAAACCGGAGTCGTTCAAGTTCCCGTTCGTGCAGGCCAAGGTGCAGCGGGCACAGATTCACGCGCTGCTCGCGAACTCGCCGTGGCACCCAGGCCTCGAGGCCGAGGAGATCCTCGACAGCTCCAGCCGGAACGACGAGCCATCGGCCATCCAAACCCGCACAGCCAAAGGGGATTACCTGTGAGCATCACCGTCGCAACCACCAAGCTGATCGAGATTCTGACCGACTCGCTGGCGACGGCGTGCAACTCGGTCGGCGGCGTGCACATCGCCACCAGTCGCACCCCGTGGGGCGAGGAACCCGGCGACGTCGACGTGCTCGTGGCGACCTCGACCACGAAATACGTTGTCGGGCACACGTGGATTCCTGCCGACGGGCGTCTCACGCCGTCGGTGTGGCCGATCGAATCGGTGTCGAACGTGCTCGCGATCTGCAAGTCGCTCGCCAAGGCGCGCGGCAAGGAACACACCGTCGACATCCACATGACGACCGCCGAGCGCACCGAGGAAAACCGCGCCGACGATCACCCCGGCTGGGCGATCACCCTGCGTGAAACCCCGGCGTTGTTCGACTCCGACACCGAGTTTCAGTTTCACGCGCACCCCGAGGCCAAGTTCCCGATCCGGGGCGTGCTGCACATGATGCGCGGGCAGATCCCGGCGAGCGACGACGAACCGGTCGCGCTCACGCCGTGGTCGCCCGGAGTGCTCGGGCCGCTGGTGACCGTCGCCAAGCGCCGCAACATGCAGATCCGCATGTTCCGCACCGAGGCGCGCGGCATGCACATCGTGCAGATCGGCGAAACGTGGCTCGGTGCCGCGATGCCGAGCAAGCCAATGCCAGGAGAACCGACCAACCGCCCCGGGCTCGAACCCGTGCTGACTCACGAGCACGACCTCGAGACGACGCTGCGCGACATGCGCGACGCGGGCATCACGGTCACCGTGGACAACCCGAACGGTGCTGTCGCACAGGCGACCGGCGAGATCGCCGGCCAGCTGTCGATGGAATGGGACGGGCAGCTGCGCCACGCGATCGAGCTAGTGGTGACGAGCCAGTTCGCCTCGGCGTCGATGCTGCAACGCAAGCTCGACGTCGGGTTCGCCCGTGCGCAACGCCTGCTCGACGAAATGGAACAGCTCGGCATCGTCGGCGAGGCGCAGGGCAGCAAGGCACGCGCGGTCTACTTCGCCGCCGACGACCTGGCCGGAGCGCTCGCGCTGCTCGGCGAGTCCGGCGAATGACCACGCCACTGGGGCAGCGCCCCGTCACCACCGACACCGACGCCGCTCACGTTGAGCAGCTGCTGCACGCCCTCGGCGTGGCCGACCCGATGCAGGGCCACACGCTCACGATCCCCGGCAACCCGTACTCGAAATCGCGGCCACGGTTCACCCGCAACGGCCACACGTTCCACGACCCCAAGGACAAGAACGCCGAACGCGCCACCGCGGTCTACCTGCGCGCCACAGTGCGGCGGCCGTACACCGGCAACGTCGCCCTCGCGTGCGTGTTCTACCGGGACACCCTGCGCCGCATCGACGCCGACAACCTGCTCAAGCACGTCTGCGACGCCGCCAACGGCGTTCTGTGGCTCGACGACTGCCAGGCAACCGCGATCACCGCGATCGTCGAACTCGACCGCGAACGCCCCCGCACCGTGCTCGCTGTCGCCCCGCACGCCAGCGCCATGGTGCGCGACTACTCGAAACCGAAACCCATTACCGGAGGACTGTTCTCATGCTGAATTGGAGCGGCCACCCGCACATGATCGGCACCCTGACCGCGACCGGCGCGCGCGGCGCCTACAGCGTGCAGCGCGTCGGCCCGCAGTGGCTGCTGCAGGGCATCGGTCACGACGGCCTCGACATGCTCGAACTGCCGCCAGGCGGCAAGTTCTTCGGCACGCTCGACCACGCCAAGGACTGGGCCGCCGACCTCGACCGCGTGCCCTCGCGCGAATGGCAGGTGTCGGGCGCATGAGCACGATCAACGCATCTGAGGATGGCCTCGAACCGCTCGGCGAGGTGCCCGCCATCGAACCCACGGCGTTCTCGCCGGTTCACGAGGTGACCTACTACCAGGCGCGCTGCACCGCGTGCGGCTACACCGAAACCGACTACGGCGAGTACTCCGCGTGCAGCGACCCGGGCAGCGTCATCGACGATGTCATCGAGCACTCCGGGTGGTTCGGCCGCTACGCGCCGACCGGCGAACACACCAACATCGGCGGCCGGTGGGTGCCGCACCGCGAACTCGTCGAACTGCTGTGCCGCGGTTGCCAGCACTGCGAGGTGTGCGGCACCACCCCGGCGTACTCGGTCGACGACGAGCACCTGGTGTGCGAAGCGCACGAGGACCACGAGTTCGGGGCCGCATCATGACCGCGACATACGAACAGGTGATCGCTGCCCTGCGAGCCGCCGAAGAACGTGAGACGAAAGCAGCACGCAAACGCCTCACGTTGTTCGCGCTCGAATCCGTCGCCACAGATGGGTTCCCTCGTGTGTCTGCGTACACAGTCGACGCTCTCGTTGGTCACGGGCTGATCGAACCAGTGTCGGGAGACAAGACGCCGCGCTATCGCCTCACCGCTGAGGGTCGGATCATGCTGCACGCCAACCCGGCCGAAGAGGAACCCGTCGACGAGCTCGCACTGTTCGGGGCCGTCTGATGCAGGTCGGCGAGGTATTCACCCGCAGCGACATCGAGACGCGGCCGTGTGTGCACTGCGGCGCGCCGGCCGTCGCCGTGGAGCACCACCTGGGTAAGGCGATCCACTTCGAGGTGGCCGACAACGGCGCGAAGACAGCTCAGTTTGAGTGCACCACGACGGATGCGCGCGGTCGGCGCAATCCTCTCGGCACGACAGCGGAGATCGCATCGTGACCGCCACAGATACGACCGTCGAGCAGCTCGCATTCGATCTCACGCTGCCGAGCCAGCCCGCGATGGTCGAGCAGGTCGCCGTGGTCTTCACCGCGGTCGGTGGCCGCGACAAGGGCATGCAGGTGTACCACGTGCACCCCGACCCCGAGTGGTACTGCGCGGATGTCGCGGCGCGGCAACGCAGGGCTGGCATGACGCCGGACGCCCGCGTGATGCGCCGCATCGTCACCTGCACGCAGTGGGAGGGCGCGTGATGGACGCTGCCGAGCTTGCCGCCTGGCGCAGGTTGCGCCGCAACCATCGCAGCGCGTGGGGCCATCCCAACCCGAAACCACCCACACCACAACCACAACCGCAGGAGAAACGATGAGTGACCGTATTGAAACCATCATCCGGGACGCGCACACCCGCTGGTTGAATGACCCCACCGTTGATGTCAACCCCGGCGTGCTGATCCTCGCCGCGTTGAAGGCGAACCGCATCGCCCTGGTCGAGCTGCCCGAGTCAGATGGCAAAGACGCCGACGGCCAGGAGTACTTCGGCGACTTCGGCATCCGCGTCGACCACAGCGGCGGTCCCCACTCCGAGCATCCCCGCATCTATATCGACGGACGTCCGAGCACACCCGAGCGCGTGCGCCGCGAAGCCGCCGACCTGCTCGCTGCCGCTGCCGCTGCGGAGGTGTCCGGTGAAGAGAACTGAATACGCGTATGTCGCAGCGAGGATCAACCCAGATCATTCGCAGAACCTCGGTGACTACAGCATCGGACGACGCGGCAGCGGCCAGCACTACCACTACGACTCGAAAAACAGGCGGCTCATCAACCGGACCGCCCTCGTCGTCATCACCAGAAATTCACGTATCTACAACGAGTGCTTGAAGGCGATTGGACGCTTGCAGGCCGAGGAGGTGCCCGGTGGGCAGTGACAACCAGGCTCGCATAGCCGAGCTGATACGCCCGTGGCTGCGACGGCAGCGCGATGCCGAAGACCTCGCCGAACTCGTCGCCCAGCTCGTGTACCCCCGCATCGAGACCGTCGAACAACTCGACGCGCTGCCGCATGAAGCCGTAGTGCTGCTACTCGGCCCCGAGGGTGGCGTCCGCGCTGCCCTCCAGAAGCGATACGGCACATGGCATTGGGCCAACGACGACGGCGACGACAGCTGGTCGGAGGAGCTGAAATCGTTCCTTCCCGCGCGCCTGCTGTGGCATCCGGAGGTGGACTGTGGCTGACTGCGAACTGTGCGGCTGCCCGCACCACGAGGGCCAATGCCATTGCACCTGCCCCGGATACGAGCCGCCCGAGGACGAGGGCGAGATGGCGAGGGCGTTCTGATGACCGACCCGAAGATCCGGCTGCTGTTCAGCCGTCGCGAGCTGATTGCGATGAAGCGCTGTCCCGACTGCGGCTGGCACCCGGAAACACAAGGACACCACCCCGACTGCCCAACCAACGACGTGGAGGGTTGACCGTGCGAATCCGATCCATCAAGCCCGAGTTCTGGCGCTCAGAGGACATCGCATCAATCGACATGACGGTCGTCTACGTCGGCCCGGTAGATGTGCGCGTGAATGAGATCGCCCCGTGCGGCTATCAGACCGAGTACGTCTACATGCTGTTCGACACCGACGACGACCTCGTCTACATCGGCCGGTCATTCCGGCCGGCAGATCGGTTCACCAAGCACCGCCGCAAGCCCTGGTGGCTGACAGTCCTTAACGCCGTCATCGTCCGAGTCGCAGAACCGTCACAAGAGCGGCCGGACGCGGCCCGACTCGAGGCGTATGCCATCCGCGAGCTGCGGCCGCGGGCCAACGCCGCGGTCCCAACGGTGAAGGGGATGCGCTGATGCCACGTATCCGAACGATCAAGCCAGAGTTCTTCCGGTCGCCGGACACGGCCCGTGTCAGCTTCCCGGTGCGGCTCTTCTACCAAGCATTGTGGTGCTGGGCCGACGATTTCGGCATCGGCGAAACGAACATCTACGGGCTGCTCGGTTTCGCGTTCTGCGACGAGGACGGATTCACCGCGCAGGATTTGCGCCAGTTTTGCGCCGATGTTGCGCAGCACTACGGCGTCATCTTCTACGAAGTGCGCGGGCGGCACTACTACGCCATCCCAAGCTGGCGCGAACACCAGAAGACCGAGACGCGCGAGGACCGCCGCAAGTACCCGCCACCAGACCACCCCGACGCGGTGCCTGACCTGCGGTTTCATCCTGGCGCCGATTCTGCGCCGACTATCCGGCGCGAAACCGGCGCGGAATCGCGCGAAACCGTCGCTGGAACAGAGGAACAGGGGAACAGGGGAACAGGGGAAACCCCCCAAACCCCCCACGACGAACCGGCACCCGCGCTGCCCGCCACCCGGCGAACGGGTGCCGAGGTGGCCCGCGCCCGATTCGCCGCCATCCCCACCGAAAGCTCGCCGCTGGCCAAGCAGATCGCCCGCAGCTACAGCGACAGCCTCGACACCCCCATCGACGCCAGGACACTCGGCGAGATCTCGACCCACCTCGACCGGTGCCTGCGCGCCGGTCAGACACCCGAGGCCATCGCCGCCGGCATCCAGCTTTGGGGCGAGTCGGATTCGTTCGCGCCCAGCCAGATCCCGAAGTACGTCACCAAGGCCGCGGCGGCGCGTAGCCGCCGGGGCGTGGGGCGGCCGACGCTCAAGGCTGTTGCCACGCACGAGGTCGCCGAACAACTCGCCGCGCAACTGGAGGCCCAGCAGTCATGACCATCATCGATGACGGCATCACGATCAACGCATCGCCCGACACCGTGCGGGCCATCGGCCAGGTGCTCAAACTCGCCGCGATCCTCGACGACCGCGTGACGCAGGCCGACGTGGCACGCATCGCGGCGTGGGCCGAGCAGGTCGAGCGGCACCACCTCACCGAGTCCGACCTGCTCGACGGGCTACAGGCGTATTACGACAGCCCGAACGACCACGCCATAGGCATCGGCGATCTGATCCACCACGCGCGCACCGCCAAACGCTCACGCATCGACCGCGAGTCGGCCGCCGAACGCGAGGCCCGGCGCGAACGCCTCGACCTCAAGGCCGCACGCGAGGAAACCGCCGACATCGCCGCGGCGGTCACGCTCGGCCCGGTCGAGTCCACCGACCGACTCGAAGCCGCCAAGCTGCGGTTGCAGGCATGTGTCGATCGCGAGTCGGCCATCGCCGCAATCCGCGAGTACTTCGCCGCCAAGGCCGAGGCTCAGAATCGCGCCAAAATCGCCCGTAACCGCGCCTCAGCACCAATGACCTTCGGAACGCCGGAAACTCGCCCCACGGCGAGCACAGCCACCGAAACGGGCGGTTTCTGATGGACCTTGAACGCTACGAACTCATCGAGCTGCTCGCCGTCGCGTGGAACGACGAAATGGCCGAACGGTTCCCCAACGCCGACCACGCGATGTGCCGCCAAGAGATGCGCCACAACGGCACCGCATGGGTGCCCTACGACCCACCGCGCTGCCACGGCTGGCACTGCAACCGCTGCGGCGCCCCGACGAACATCTACGGGCACCACAACTGCCCTGACCGACCCGAGCGATAGGAGAACCACCGGTGATCCGAGACAAGTCGAGCACAACGCTCACCGCCGGCCAGCCCACGCTCGAGGGTGGTGATCGCCGGTGAGCATGGATTTCCACATCCCGCGCGCCGAGCAGGCGAAGCTGCGCGAAAAGCTGTTCCTCGTGCCCGAACTCGCCGAGGATCTCGCGGTCACGATCACCCGCCAGGCACGCATCCAAAAGCAGGGCCTCGGCAAGCCGCGCCGCCAGCGACCCGAGCCATGCGTGCCGTTCCACCTCGGCGCGTCCGAGGCCGCCGAAGAGCTGCACCGCTGCCTCGCCGGATGGGTGCGGTTCGTGTGCGATGCCCGGCAGATCGAGTACACCGACGGCAACGACCTCACGCCGCTGTCGCGGTGGCTGTACCGCAACGTCGTCACGCTCGCGCTCATCGAAGGTTCGGAAACGGCCTACAGCGAGATCGCGCACCGGATCGACGAGTGCCGCAGGCAGATCGACCTACCGCCCGAAGACGAGATCGTGATCGACCGCGCCCGCCTCGAACAGGCCAACCGGCAGATCGTCACCGCCGGGCAGGCCGAGAAGATCGCACGGCGGCTCGGCGAACTCGGCCGCCGGCTCACCACGCAGCGTGTTCACTCGCTCAACCGCCGCGGTCATCTACGCCCGATTGACACCGATCCCGAGACCGGCACGAAGTTCTATCGACTAGGCGATATTCTGCACGCGCATACTAAATGCGCTCAGCGACAACGGCGTTCGTGAATTAGCCACCCCCACAGTGCTACGCTGCCGCTAAGCGGCGACGACCGTCCTCCACCGCCAATCGCCGCAGAAACGCCCCGGAGTTCCCGTGAAAGCCCAAACTCGCCGGGGCGTTTCTCATACCCAACAGCCGAACAGCCGAGGAACACACATGGCCATCAAGGTCGACGTCGAACCAATCATCAACCCCGAGAAAATCGCCCAGATGGTGCGCGAGGCCATCGCCGAGCAACTCGACTACGAACTCAACCGCCACCGCCTCACGCGCTACCTCGACGACGTCGAGACCGCGCTGCGCGCCGGCAACATCAAAGAGGCGCAGATCGCCGTCGAAGAGGCCCGCCGCACGTGGATCTCACTGACCGCAACGAACCTCGGGCAACAGTCCGTCGTCGTGGACCTCGCAATCCAGCAGTAGCGATGCCGGTCAAACACCTCCGCGTCTGCGCCCACTGCAACAAAATCCGCTACGCCGACTGCAGCATCGGATGCCGCGCACCCGTCGCCACCGACCCACAAAGCTGGCAGCGCAACCTACAACACGGCGCCGGCACCATCACCCCGCCACTGTGCGGCCCAACCTGGTGCGGCTGCGGCAACTGCACACCAACAGGACCGACGACCTACAGCAGCGAGACACCATGAGTCACACCGCCATCCAACAGGTCGCCCAAGCACTCGCCACCGGGCTGATGCATCCCGGCGACGAAAACACCCCACCCCGAGCAATCCCACTGCCCGGGTTCCGAACCACCGGAATGAGCGAAGAGCAGGCGCGCGAGTTAGTCGGTTCCTCCGCGCAGCTCTTCGCCGAAGCCATCGTGCGCGGCGTCATCGAGGCCGACCACGAGATCCTCACCAAGGCCGAGGCCAACGAACTACGCCAGGCCGCCGCCGACGCACCCGACGGCACACGCGTCATCACCGTCTACGACCGCCCCGACCATCAACGCGCCACCCCGCTGCTCACCCTCACCATCGGCAAGTCCGACGAGGTGATCGTCGACGCCGCCCTGCTCCGAAAGGCGTTCACGCAGTGAGCCACATTCGCGTCACCATCGACGGCAACACCATCATGGACGGCGACCCCGGCCAGTGGACCACCAAACCACCCGCCATCGCCGACCTCGAAATGCGAGCCACCAGCGGCAACCCCGAACCGTGGATACAGATCCTCACCACGTTCGCCCGCGCCGCCGCCGCCGGCCGAGACGCCACCATCACCGCCACCACCGACACCAACGGATGGACACTCAACGTTGAGTACGGGGCCACGCCGTAAGGCCAAAACGTCAGCCCGCGGCTACGGCGCCGCACACCAACGCCTGCGCGAGCAATACCGACCACTCGTAGCGAGCGGCCGCGCCACCTGCTGGCGCTGCGGCCAACCCATCTCCCCCACCGAGGCATGGGATCTCGGACACGACGACGACGACCGCAGCCGATACCGCGGCCCCGAACACGCACGCCGATGCAACCGCGCCGCAGCCGGACGCAAAGCAGCAGCCAACCGCCGCGCCGCAGCCGAGGCCGCGCAACCGCAGACCGACCGCACCCGACGCTGGTAACCCGCCAGCAAACACCCGCCCCGAGCCAGCAAACACCCCCGCCACCTGCGGCAACCCACCGCCCACCGCCCGCGAAAGTTAGCTGACGCGACATTTCCGCAGGTCAGCGGCCTGCGCGACATTGCAGGCCAGGGGGGAGGGGGGTCCGAATCGCCAGGGGCCGCCACCACTGACCCCGCCGCCTTGG